GGTAGCGCCTGCAGGTGAGATGGTGATTTCTGTAGTGCCGTCACCGAGCAAGTCCCAGAGGGTGGCTTCCACAGAAGCTGCGCCATAGGAGGCGTACATCGTGAGCACTACTTCGACCGATTGAAGGCCCTTGACGAACACATGGCCTGCATCTCCAAAGCTGGTGCTTTCCAATGCGTCAAAACCCACTGTGATTGCCGCTGCAGAAGTTAGCGAGGTTACATCAACCTTGGCCCCGCCAGTAGTTGGCGCCAGGTTTACTGTTGGATTCGTGAGGTATGTGGTTGAGCTGGTAGCCATGTTTTAACTCCTAGGTATTAGGTGAGTCGGGGCACCTGTGCTTTGTAGATTATTGCAGATTTTAACGGTCTTTGTGTGCATCACAGATTCTGTGCTTGCATTCTGATACTGAGGTCATAGGCGGGGAACTCTTGCCCGCCGATTGAGGCCAGAGCTGGGGTGCCGCTATTTACGCCTACATTCTTGCCGAGCAATGATGCTGAGATGGCGAGCAGTGGGCGCAAAGTGTCTAGGTTGCCCGGGCCTATGCCAATAATGCGCACTGGGAAGGTCACGGTAACTATGTGGTCATTAAGCGCCTCAAAAGATGGGGCATCAATAAAGCAGCAATTACTATTTAGGTTCCTGGGGTCTGTTACAACCCTCAACCCTGTGATGGTTGCCAGCGTGGTTGCCAGGTCATCTATGGCCTCATTAAAAAGGTCTGTGTAAGCCATCAGGCCACCGCTGGGCGGTCAATGCCTAACAACTGCTTAACCATCGGGGTAAATGCGTTAGTGGTGATGGCTTGGCCCATTGAGTCAAAGCTGGCGAATTGGTCAATACTGCCGCGCTGTCTGTAATAAGCCCCGGCAAGCATGATGGTACCGAGGGTGCAATCTCCTGAGGGAGAAGTAGCGAGCGCGTCAAAGTAACCCGCTTCCTGCCTGCGCCGATAAGCAACCTGATTACCAGCAGAAACACACTGAGCTAAGAATGTGCTCTCATCAGCCGTAGGGCTCGTAAGGCCGAGCCACAGCTGTACTTGCGCACTGGTTACCCATGTGCAGGTTTGCGTATAAACCAAAGTCCCTGGCGGGATTGCAGCGCTTCTGTCAAGGGCCGTGTCAGCGTCATAAAACATGACCTGATTAGGCAGAGGCTGATTGGCGTCTAGCTCGATATTGCCTTCAGTGTCTGTACCTATGTAAAGGTACTGGGGCAGGGCGTAAACAGTGTGCGTACCGTTTAGCCCATGCCCTAACCCGCTAAGGGTGATGGATTCACCAATAGCAATATCCGTGTTCTCAAGTGTCTGAACTACTGCGTAGTTGTCCAGGCGCTGATGAAAGATAACGCTGTAGGTAGCCATAGCGGTAACCCGCCTTTCTGACTAGGCCTGAGTAATTTTGCGAATCATTCCAGGGATAGCTGCGAAAGTCGACACATAGCCATGGAAACTCATTACGCGGCCCAAAACTGATGGTTCCTCTCGTGACATCAATCCACGGATGGACTCATACGCCTCATAGGCATCGCCTTGGCCTTGACCTACTCGAGTGATAATCATTGTCTTTGCAGCAAAGTTGCTGTCTACGACAAGTTGCAAGCCGAGAGGCGTACCGTTCCAAGAGGTTGCATTTCCGCCGCCGAGTGCATTCTGGCCTGTAAGTCCAGCGCCAATGAATGGGAACACTGGGCGCCCTGTGGTGTCTGCAAGTTGTCCGAGCTGGCCCCACACATCAGGAGACACGAACATGTGAGTAGGTGTCCAGTTACGGCCACTCGAGATGTCTACCGCTGAGTCATAAACGCTCTTGAGAAGGTCAGCTACTGTGCCATCCCAGACGCCTGATGCGGATGCAGCGGTAAGCAAGTTGTCAGCTACCAGGTTGTCACTGGTAATCATGTACTCGCCCATGAGGTCATTGAGGATGAGCTGCATTGCTGCAGGGCTCGTGAAGTCAATGTCTTGCTGAGAAAGCGTGACCTGTCCGGCAAGAGTTGTCTTTGTTACCGAGTTTGCTGCAATAACCATTGTGCGAGCGGTAACTGCTGAAAGCTCTGTGGACTGTGTGCCAACATCTGTGTGAGTGGTGATGGTTGGGCGAACGAAAGTCTTTTGCTGGCCTGAGTCAGGATAAGCGCGCATGCCCACTGCATCAGCCGTAGGCCTCAGGAAATTTAAATCCTGCACCAATGGACCGAGCACAGGAACTGGGAGCAGGCCCAAAGTGTCAGTGGTAAGCACATCGCCAGCGGCGGCCTGGAAGGCTGTGCGCTGTGAAGCTGTGTAATCAGCTACTGCCTTGTTCATGTTTGCGAAAGTGTCGCCACCCACATGATAAGCGGCCATGAATTCGCCAGCTGAAGGCAAAACGAAATCGCGCTTTGCCGCTGCGAATACTGGAACTGTAGGGATAGCTGCTGCTTCCACTACTTCTGGTGCTGGTGTCTTTTCCATGTCCTCTGTCTCCTCAACTTCGGTGATATCTGGATTATTGTCTAGATTGTCGGGGTTTTGGTGGATGCTCGCCATAACTTTTTCAATGGTAGCACCCGCAAACGCTGGCTGGGGCACGAGGCTGAGCTCTTGCCATTCGGCAGCCGTAATGACCATGACGCCGTTTTCGTCATAGGTAAATTCTGTGGCGCTGATTCCTACAGACACTGAATCAAGTACGCCATCTGTGGCAAGCGTTAAAGCTTCATCACCAGCAACAGTGCTGGAAATACGAGCCTCAAAAAGCATGCCTTCTGGCGTGTCTTGGCGAGCGGTCACAAGGCCTACTGGCTGGGTGCTGTCGTGGTACATGTAAAGCTTTGGATTCTTGCCATCTTCAGGCAGTGAGCCTGGGGCAAGCATAATTTCTGTGCCATCACTTACGCGGGCAACGACATTATAAGGCGCTGCAATCCCAGTCAGGGTGCGCCGTGGCGTACCGTCTGGCGCTGCTGCATCAATTGAAATAGAGCTGGCATTAAAGCGAATCACGCTAATTCCTCCTGTGTGTTTTCTTCTGGCATATCGGGATATTCCATCTTGTCGGCAATTTCGTTTTCTACTAAGAATTTTTCTGTATCAAACTCGACAAAGGTACCTCTTGGCAAAACATTATTTTGACTCAATGTGGATGCAATGCAGGAAGCGTAAGCCTGTACCCCAAAAATGTAAAGGTCATTTCTAGCCTGCTCTGAGCTCTGATATGAATAAGCGCCAGTGCTTACGCCCACCAAATAAGGCGGCACATTTGTGAGGCGAGCGCATTCCAGAGCCTGATAGTTAGCGGCATCAATTAGAAGCATCTTGTCAGGGGTTGCCGTTGTCTCTGTGTAGCTAAGAAACTCATTTAGAGCGGCGGTCTGGTTAGTTGCTCGTGCAGCATTAAACGCACTTGCTAGGTCTGCAAGCTCGGAAGCGCTCAATGGCTCGCCACCCGTTTGCTTAAGTACGCCAGCTGGGATAGAGCTTTCAGCATTGCGATAGCGCGCAGCCTCAAGCTTTAACGCTGTGGCTACTGTCTGCTCAGACATGTAGATAATCCCTTGAATGGGGCTCAGAAATTGTACTAAATCCGCTGGATTTATCATATTTCCTAAAAAGAAAACCTCTTTAGAAGGTGCGTACCACACTGGGCCCGCCTGGTCAGGCGTGGTTACAGCGCCCGCAGGAATGCGCGTGAATGATGCAGGAAAGCCATCTTGTGTGCGTGAAGTAATTACCCAGAAGGCTCTTCCGTAGTGGAAAAGGTCATCAAATGTCCAGGCCATGAGGAAATCGTAAGTAACTGATGGGTCAGGCTGGCGCAGCCACGAGCGGGGCGCCAAGTATTCCTTTTCCATTTCTTTTTCGGAATCGTTCCAGCGCTCGTTATACATACGCAATGGAAGCGAGGCAATGACAGAAGCCATGAGGTCACGAGCTCTCGAGATGGTGGCCACGCTCATTGCACGATTGCGGGCCTCGCCCTCGTAATAGCCGTAATACTGGCCCACCATGTTTACGCCAGCCATGTTGGATGAGTAGCCACCTGCTGCAGCTGCTTTAGCCTGCGCTGGTGCTGGGCTCACAGCCGCTTTATTTACTCGATTGAACAGAGCCATAGCGTGATTATGTCACATTTCTTTTATGGGGGTGGTCATGCCCTGCCAGAATCCCGACAGAACTAGCAGGACACAACCTTTAGAAGTTTAGCGATTAACGACAACCAGCATAGGCTTACCGCCCTGTTTTGGTCTTGACGCTAAGGCGGCCGCCCAGATGGTGCAGCGCGCTAACTCGATTGGCCCAGGGGAACGCTTTGAAGATAGAGCTAAAGCATTCTGCTGGTTAATTGCTACTGCCCTGTTCATGTGCTCGGCAAGGTTGCTCTGCCCCATGTGAACTATGCGGCCGTCATTTATCATGCCTTTTACAAGACTTGTGTATTTCATGAGCTCGCCGTATCCGACAACTTTTGAGCGGCGCTTTAGAGCTAGCGGTACATGGTGCTCAAGTGTTGGGGTGACGGCAAGCATTACCTGGGGATTCTCACAAGACTTAAGCAGAGCCTCCTGCATCTCGGCTAATGACTGCACCACGAATTCAACCTTGACATGGGCTATCCCGACATCATCCACAGCGGCGCGAACGGCCACATAGCGGGAGCCGTCAAGGCTTGAATCTACGGCAATCCAGCCACCCTCTGGGCCTTCAATGTCAGAGAGGCAGGCATCCCATTGGCCAGGCTGAAGCCAGCAAGCGTCAGCATTGACAAACTGGTTAAGAGAACCACGCAGAAAGGATGAGCGGTCTGGGTGGTCAGCATCCAGCAACAGGCTTTCAAGCTCGAGTGTGTGACCTAGTGCGGGGTTAGCCCAGCCCCACCATTTAGTGTCCATGACATCCACCCCAGGTGGCGGGCTCCACTCAGCAAAGTAAAACGAGCCTTGGCGCTTTTCATCTATCAGCTGTAGGCCCTGTTCCCGATAGCGCAGCATGGCTATTGAAGCCTCAGTGCCAGCGGTGCTAGTCATCATCATTATAGGCGAGCCCCCAGCTGTGCGCACATTGCGCGCCTTCATTGTGGGCCTCAGAGAATGGGCAAGGACATTGTCGTCAACTGCGTAAATCTCATCTACCCAAATGAGGTCACAAGATAAACCCATACCGGCAGAAGGCGTGGCCGCCTTTACTAGCCAGCGGGAGCCGTCAGGCATCTCGCAACTGTTACGGCCATAAGCCCGCTTGAGAGTAGCGCCAAAATACTCAGCCAAGATAGGTGCCACAATTTCAAACTGGCGCACAGCAAGTGTGAGCTCATGCGCTGAATTAACTACGGTCTGGGGCTTGCCCCGCATCTTGGCAATAGAAGTCATCCAGGCGCCAAGCACAGCCTGGCCAAGTACCGTTTTTCCACACTGGCGCGCC